AATTCGCAGCATTGCCATATTCTTTAAACGAAAGATAAAAATTTTTAATTGACATAAGTACATAATATGCACCTAATACCTTAAGAAGTTTGGGCATCCATTGTTTAAACTCAATTAAACGATTCCATACGAACGCCAATACGTGAATTACTATCAATAATGGTATTGAAATAATTTGTATTATTTGCATTAAAATAGAAAATATAAAAAACAAAAGGTTAAAATTTTTGAACCCATCATTTGTCGGAAACTTATTAACATTAGATTGACAAGAATTATCATCAATTTCTTTTATTCCAATAAATCTACCTCTACCTCCTTTTTTGTATTCGTCAATTAAGTTAGAAACTGTATAAACTCTATTGAATTTAAGCTCATAAAATGTGTCTTGACAGTCAATTATTTCCGTTAACTTTTGTATTTTTTCTGATTGAGTAAATCCTGTTGTACCTCCAGGTACATATCCATTCCAATCAAGTCCAAAATAATAAGAACTTTTTAATTTAGTTTTTGCAATTATATCATTAGAATAATTTGGGTCATCTGATGCATTAATCCAACCATATTCCCTTACGTTAGGAACCAAAAATGTTGCTCGTCTAGTTTGTTCTGTTAGACTTTGAGATTGTTGCCATTTAATTTTGAATCTATATTTTGCTTTGGTTGGTATACCTATTGTAGGGTCATTTGATATTATTTTTTCACCAAATTCGTTTGTTATATAATAATCCAAATTCATTGGTAATTCAGTTAACCACGCACCTGAACCATCAATAATATTACCTGATTGTTCTAATTGATATTGCTCTAAAACTGGGTTGCCGTCAGGGTCTTGATAGATTGTTTGTCGTATTGCCAATATTTGTCCAGGTCCTGTAGTCAATTGACATAGATTACCCATATTGTCACGAGGTCTACAATTATTTCTAAGCCTATACTCATCCGCAGTAGAAAAAATTGACCCCATGAATACTGCCGTAGGTTGGATATCAATATTTGCCTCATCTCTTAAATCAAAATCCAATCTATTGATTGCAATATCACATAACTCAGGGTCACCCCACAAAGGTGAAACCTCAACTGATTTAACAATATTAATAATTTGTGGTAATGAATTTAAATCGGTTGATGTTCTAAATCTATTACCCGCAACCTGAGCCTCTGTCGCAAGCCCCATTCTAATTAAATCTTGTGGTGTTAATGAGAACTCACCAATATCTGATAAGTCAACATCCATAACTAAAGTGTGGTCACCTTGTGGCACACCCATTATCATGTAGTCACCACTATCGTTTGTCTTTGCAGTAAACTTATAATATTTGTCATATATTTCTACCGCAGTTGCACCTGTCAAGTTATCTAACCTTGTTGGTAAAGTACCTGTCGCAGCATGTGTTGAATATGATTTTTCGTATGGTAAAAGATTGTATCTATACCCATCTTCATTTCTATCACTAAGAGATTTGTATGGATAGATACTTGAAATTAAAGGGTTTGATTGGTCAACCGATTCAATGGGAATAAAGATTGAAACTCTCGCATTTGGAAGTCCAAATCCATTATTTGCCGTAACTCTACCTACAACAACTCCATATTCCGCACAACTTTTTACGTATACATCTTCCTGTTGTAGTGTTAATGATAATACCTCTAAAAACTCAAACTGTTGGTCCAGTTGAACATTTATTGTTTTATTAACCCCTAACTCAGTCCTTATTCTATATGATTGACCCATCAAGTTACTTTAATTTATAAATAGTTTATGTGGAATTTTTAAAATAGACCGCGTGATTTAATTATAAATTAAAATAAAAGAAAATAAACTTGTTATGAAAAAGTAACTGATTGGAAGTTCTTAACAGAGATTCTAATGTCTTTGTTTGGGTATCTGACTTGGTACACTTGAGATGGTTGTGCGAATATCGTATCATCGACAGGACCAATCAATTTTGTTTCAAGATTTGAGTATTCCATTGATGTTTCAGCTGATGAGTATTGTCCACCAACCTCGTTGAATACATCTATATTCGTAACGGTCAAAACGCCATTTGTATTTTGAATTAAACTTCTAATCTCAGAAAGATATACGTTTTGTCCAAGTTGTCTGATTTGAGGGTTGAAGTATGCGGATACTTTATCCACCACACTTGAAATAACTTGACCTGAGTTTTGAGCGGAATCCAAAACGATTGAGATATCCAAACTTAAATCAATAACCTCAGCGGTGAATATTGAAATGTAATCATTCATCATCCTGTAGTTTGATAAATAATTTGCAATATTTTGTTTCAATGTATTTGATACAATGTTTGTTAACTTACCTGAAGTATCATAAGACAAAATTTGAATTAAGATTTTGTTATCGTTTTCTGTGATTGATACTTTTGCAGGTGCTCCGAATTGAGCCGGCATGTTTCTAATTAACGATTCATAATCTTGAACCGTCACCGCTCTTTTTTGAGCCGCAAAGTTAAATGAAACATAATTTCTAATTTCCTCCAATGATGGTATTCCCGCACCACCAACAGCGGCAGTTACATTAACACATCTTAAAGAGTTTACAACTGATGAGTTTGTTGTCTCTGAAGGACCATTAACAAAGAAAGAAACCGTACCAATTTGATTGATAACGTTTGTCCCCAAGTTTGTTGCCAATCCACCACCGACTCTATACTGAATAAACAGTGTTGAGTTAGGTGTTAAAGTCGCCCCTAAAGATAAGTTGTTTGAATATTTTTGTAATTCTAATGTTGCACCTAAAGTTGTAAATTGATTCAATTGGTCTTGAGCGGTATTTGTTCCTCCACCAAATGTCATCTTATTAAATCCTTCAGGAGTATATTCAGTGATAAATCTATCTTGTGTTTGAATGTATTTACCAACTTTAATACCTGGTTGGTCAGAAACTTTTGTAGGGTCTTCAACAAATACCCTATCTTCCGCCAACGCATCTACTTCATACCATCTGTTTTCTAAACCTAAAAATTCGGCAGTTGTTGGTGTATTTGTATAGTTGGTACCATTTTTTAATAACACACTTGTGATACCTAAAACATTTTTTTCAGGTAAGAATAATTCAAAGAATGGTTTTACATCATTTGCATTTATAACTCTTTTGAATACTTTGGTGATACCATTTACAACCACTTCTCTTTTTGTAATTGTATAATTCACCAAAACATTGTTGGCATTAAAATTAGGTATTTTTAATCTATTCGGAAAACCTTGAGCATTGTATGGAGACGCAAAATCAATATCATAAACATTTTCAAAAACAATACCAGCACCTACCACTTGTGAGCCTCTTGTCAATGTTCCAAGATATCTTTCATCTTCTTTATCACCATAAGCAGGAACCGTAATTGAGAAATCAACCAAAGCAACTGAAGGTCTTTGACCCGGTAATTTCAAACCATAAGTTCTTGCAATGTTATAAATTGAAGACCTTTGTTGTGCATATTGTAATACGGTTTCCTGAATACTTCTATCAATATTATAATGTAAGTTATCGGCAACCGCAGCATTTAAATCAAGGAATACAGAGAATACCGACGCATCGTTAAAATCTTGAATTAAATCAGGATAATATGTTTTTGCGTAGTTTAAGAGCTCAGTTCTTATTGACTGATAATCCCTACTTGTATATGAAATTCTATTATTTGCCATCTTATTTAAATATTGATAATTACAAAATCACTTTGCCCAAATGTAGAACCATTGGTTGAGTAATCTATTCTTATTTTTGCGGTATATTCTGAAGTTCCTTTACCAGGGAATCTGTAAATTGATGATTCACTACTTCCAACTAAATTTTGACCTGTCGCAATATCAACTTCTTCTTGTGGGTCTGCCGGTGTAATACTTAAACTATTTACTAATAAATTCGGCATAAAGTTTTCAATCGCATCCCTAATATCCGATTCAATCGCATTGAATGTTAGTCCATCAAACGGTTCAAAAAGAAATTCATACAATCTTGTACCAAATTGCGGTAAAAAATATCTTGAACCTTTTCTAGTTAATAACAAATGAATGAGGTCAGCTTTAATTTCTTGTGATTGAAATTCAGTTAATTCCAAATAATCACCCCTTCTGGAATCCCTAAAGGGGAAATTTAAACCGTATGTTACTCCATTAGCCATTGTTTATAAATATAGTAGTATTTCCTTTTTGTGCCTTGGGCTCAAATGCACAATGTCTACAATTATTCCCACAACAATAACCCCTCTTTAAATGAAAATGTTCGGTAAACACATATTTCCCATCTTCAATATAAAAGTCATTTGAGTCATGTTTTGATAACATAACTCTTTTAAGGTTTTCTTGGAATATCCAATCTTCTGAATTTTTCATCACACTAATTATCAAACCTAAATTTCCATCCTTTATATGGACCTCTTTGGAATGTAGTATTATTTCTACAATGTTCTCTAATTAATTGTGCGGTAACAACTAATTTTTTTGCGGCTTCTTTTGCCGTTTCATATTTAATTTCATACCCATTTAAATCTGTAACAATTATCGCACCTAATGACCTCCCATTTTTATCACCTATTTTACATTCACTCCATTTTTTTCTTAATTCAGGTGACTTTAACGCTAACTTTAAACCATCACTAACTTTTGTTTTAAAATCCTCTCCTCTTGATTTTGCAATTTCCGACATTTTATACTTATAATCATCTCCGCTTTTTATTTCTTTAAGTTTCTGTTTGATTATTGGGTTAAACATTGGGTTATTGTCTTTCATTATTTGTCTTAATTTATCTCTTGTATTTTTTTTTAATTTTTCAGGTTTGTTAGAAAAAGTATCCCCTCCCGTACCTCCATCAGTCATATTATATCCAAGTTTTATTGCGTTAGTTTCTAATATCCATTTTTTTTCTAACTCGTCTATCATTATTTCTTCGTTACAATCAATAATATCTAATTTGAAATTTTCAACTCCATAACTTTTTATTGCATCGTACAATGGATGTCTTTTTTTCCCAACCAACGACAAATGTTGTTTCCATCGTTTTTCAACATTTTTACTTTTACCAATATAAAACTTTTTGTTTTTTATATTTGTTATCTTGTAGATGTACATTATCATAATATAGTAATATATTATATAAATACAAAGGTGTGAAGTTTTTTTATGACTTCACACCCATTATTATTAATTAGATAATTACTATTAAGTAATAATACATCCTCCGCCAGAACATGCTAATTCCCCACTCAAATTTGTATCATCATCCATTTCAATAATCTTTGATAAATCAACATCTTTTAGTGTTTCCATTAATTCGTCATACTTTTCTTTGGTACAATCTTCAAAAGGCGCTTGTTTATAACTTCCTGAATCATAGGGTAATACGGAAAGACCATTGTAATGCTCCCGTTCAACCCACATCCACTCCCCAACAGCAGGCCATTCGTGTTCTCTAACTGAGATAGTTGCCGACACATTATGTGAATTACTTCCCGTTCTATGGCCCGGTTTAACCCATTCTGTATGAACTTTTTTAACTCTTTCCAATAACTGAATTGGAGATTCGTTTCTTAAAATTGAACCTTCCGGTGCTTTTTGTGGAATACCAATAACCGCAGTGTCGTGTGGACGGAAATATTCATCTTCAATTAATTCAGGATGATTGTCTTTTAAATAAGTGTAAATCGCCTCATTCTTCCCAACTCTAACTCTACGAATGTAATAGTCATTGTGCCAAGCGTGAATACCCGATGAAGTTCCAAGTGTTAATGATGTTGTTCCCGCAGGTTTAACAGTAGTCGTTCTTGCAGATTTATTAATACCTAATAATCCAGCAACCCTTTCATTCTCAATTTTAACAATTTTCGCACCTGCTTTCATATCTAATCCTAGTACCGCACCTGAACCAATACCTGTCATTGATACGCCAATAAGCGCATCTTTTTCAGTTGTTCTTTGCCAAATTGGTCTTAAATAGTGAAAGTTTGTGTATCCTGCTTGAAGTGTTCCAATGAACGTAGCGACCTTGATTCTTGATTCAAAATCTTCTTGATTTACAACATTTGAAACATTCACTTCGCAAAGATTACAAAATTGGAATGGACGAAGTGCAATTTCACAACAAGGGTTTGTTCCCCAATCTTTATCGTTTGTAAAGTAGATTCCCGGTTCTCCCGCTCCACTCGCTTCAATTCTTTTCCAAAGTTCCATAAAGTAATCTTTGGTAATCTTATGTCTTAATAAAGCCGCCGAGTTGTTCGCTCTTCCTCTTTGTGGATTTGTTTCCCACCAAGCTCCTGACTTACAACTAATCATTTCATCATCTGTTGCCGAGAACAAACTTATCAGAGCTGCTCTGCGAATCCCCCCTGCTAGTACGGCGTCAGCGATGTGACAAACCATATCGTGAACCTCAATTGGTCTTAATTTGTCACCATCTTGTTTAGCATCCAATATACCTTCAAGTTTAATCAAACACTCTTTAAGTGGTTGAGGTCCTGGTGCTTTACCACCCGATGTAACCAATCTCGCACCTTTTGCTCTGATGTCACTAAAATCAAATTCAATTTTTGAACCCCCGAAGAAATATGATTTAACCAACACTTTAACCGCATCCGCCCATCCTTCAATTGAATCTGCAACTAACCATCTTCTTGTTCTTTCATTTGGTTTTCTGATTTCAGGTAATTCATCTACATGATGTTTTTGAACTGAATAACCAACACCTGTTCCACCTAATAATAGGAACATAATCTCTGAAAATACTCTCCAATCATCAACCGGAGCGTAAGCACAGTTGTAAATTCTGTTTGGAGAAATCTCAATTGGTTTTCCCGCAAATTGCATTGACCTCATAGATGGTAATACTTGCTTATTATAAACAAAATGATAATTGTCTCTTATCTCTTGTTCTAAATGGGGATACGATTTGATATGCATCTCCATGTTTCTTGTTACTAATTCGTACCAAGTTTCTCTTCTTTTTAACTCGGGAATGTACTTAGCGTATTTCATATACACTGTAATTTCCGATAAAATTCTGTTTGAAATTTCCATTTTTAATTCTTTTTGTTTTTGTAAAAAAATCACCGATTTTAATATTAAATATTAATACTATTGGTTATTACCTCATAATTTTAATAAAAAAATTAATGTTTTTTTGTGAAAAAGTAAATATTTTAATTTGTATTATTGTTTTGTTCTCTTTGTTTTCTTTTCTCCAAAAGTTCTTTAACTCGGTCACGTTTTCTTTCTTCTTGTTGTCCTTCAAAAC